AGCTAACGGCGGAATTATGACGAGCGCTGGCCCGCTCCCGCTTAGGCGGTATGCGGCTGGGGGTGTTGCCAACAGCCCGCAGATGGCGGTGTTTGGTGAGCGCGGTCCAGAGGCCTATGTCCCGCTGCCCGATGGTCGCAGCATTCCGGTCAAGATGAGGCAGCGCACCGAGGCGCTTAACCGCTACAAGCCGATCAGCGCGACTGGTACGGTTTCGGCTGCTGGCGATCTCATGGCCGGCGGTGCCGGTGTTGCAACGGCCGGCGGCCCTATCGACGTCCGCTACAGCGTTGAGCGGATCAACAACGTCGAGTACGTCACGGCAGAGCAATTCCGCAACGGGATGCAGCAGGCCGCCGCGCAGGGCGCACAACGCGGCGAGCAACGCGCCCTGCGCAGCCTGCAACAATCCACATCCGTCCGCAGCAAGGTCGGCCTCCGATGACAGCACAAGCCTTTGGCCAGTACCTAGCCTTAAGCGGCACGCAAACCCTGTACTTCCAGAATTACTGGGTGAACCAGAACGTAACGTGGCAAGACAACACATACGGCTTCTTGCCGTTTGCCTTTAGCGGCGCCACCACCACAAAATCCGGCGACAACCAGCCGGCCTCCCTCGGGTTTCCCAACAACGCGCTGGCACGCGGCTGGGCTGAAACCGCGATCCGCGAGCGGTGGCTTGCACGCTGCTACGTGATGATGATCGACCCAGCCGACAGCAGCAATCCAACGATGCTTGTCAACTACGTGGCGCAGGTCGTTGCCGGCTCGTGGAGCGATAACGGCATCGAAATCCGCATGGCATCCGTACTAGACGCAGTAGGTGCCGACATACCACGCAAAAAGCTAACCAAGCAACTGGTCGGCAACCTACCAATTACAGCAAACGTCCGCATCCAATGATGGACCTGATCGGGCGCCCATACCGCCTAGGCGCCGATGGCACCGATCCCGATGGCGCCTTGGACTGCATCCACCTTGTCTACGAGGTGCTCAGCAGGCTGGGCATCCGCACACCGCCATTTAATGCCGCGTGGTACGACGCCAGCAATCGCACTATTGCGCGTGATCTATTGCGCTGGGGCACCCGCATTAGCTACCCCGCTTATGATGGTGACATCGCGGTTCTGCTTCAACCCTCTACGGCATTTTCAGTAACATGGCAGACCGGCATTTTATACATCAATCGGCATCTAAGTCAGGTGGCATGGTGCCCTATCGGCACGTTGCAGACGTACCACTGCTTCCGTACGAAAAGCAGTTAATTGCAACGCTAGGCTGCAGCGAAGAGGAGTACAGACAATTTGTTGAGCACGTAAGGCTTAACGCAGCTAAGCAGCCTAAGGCGTCCATAACCATGACGGGCTTGGACCCGCTTAGCATAATTCTAATTAACTTAGCTATCGGTCTTGTTTTATCGGCTGCTACATATCTACTTACACCTAAGCCCAAACTAGACAGCCCCGCACGGCAACGACAGCGCCAATTAGGCGGCCGCACCGGGCGCGAAAATTACGCACCATCAATCGGCTTCGATTCCGTACAAGACCTCGCCGTCTACGGCAACGTTGTACCTATCGCGTTCACTAAGCGCGAGGACCATGACGGCTACAGCACCGGCGGTTTGCTGATCTCGCCAGCGCTGGTTTGGTCACGCCTCAAGAGCTGGGGCGGCTTCCAGGTCGTCGAGATGGTTGCCATCGCCGGCCAAGGCAAGATGCTTAAGCCAGACCTCGCCGGCATCTTCCTAGGCAACAACGCACTCGACAGTGCATTTGCAGACAATTTCCAGTTCTACTGGAACAGCGGATCAAACGAGCTGTATCCCGATAGCCGGCTGCGCGGCGATCACCTGCGTTACGGCAGCTTGGCGATGCCCGCTGCACCAAGCACAGGCGAAGAAGCCTTTATATGCCCAACGCGTATCGGAGAAGGGGATACAGGCTTCTGCGGTGCATTTACACCAAGCAACCAAACCAGATTTGGCGTTCACGCAGGCATCCCAAACGGCACACCATTCCGCCCAAACTGGGAGATCGTTCAGCTGCTGAAAGATGCACCCGAAGAAACATGGGACCAGCAGCAGACAAACCAGCAGAAGTTTGTTGAGCCGTACCTGCGTGAGACCGCAGAATACGGCGGCGGTGATCGCTCCAAAGATCGGCTGAAATCCGGTATGCCAGGCACTGGCCGTAACTATGCGCGGCACGTCGGCATCATCTCAATCCAAAGCGCCGCGACAGGTCAAAGATATCAACTGCCAGATCTAGTTGAATCGCGCCAGCCGATACCAAAAAGCGAGTCAAGCTACACCGTATGGACTGGAGCGATCAAAGAGGAGCGGTTTGTAAGCGAAGGAGACATCATTGAAGTACGCGTCGGTCAAGGCAGGCAGGAGCCCAAGCCGTTTGACGCACACGGTAAGGATTCTGAGCAGGTACGCCTAGACGACATACGCTCAACTACTGATTCTGAATCGGTGCAGTACGACCAAGCGATGGCGGTCGGCGATGTATTCATGATCGGCCGTAGCGTGTGGCAAGTCATTAGCCGCTCACCATCTGACCTTGTTCTTGATAATGCCGGCAATACCAAGTTTCTCACCATAAAGCTGAAGTGCCTTGAGGCGTGGAGCGCTTCACAGAACAAGATCGGCATCGTTGCCGAAAAGGTCATCAAAGAGCAAAACGTACTGCCCTATGGCGTCGATATTGACGAAACCTGGTATCCAATCCTCAAGGTAGAACTCGGCAGCGTGCGCAATACGCGCCCGTGCGATGTAACCGAGATCGGCATCAAGTCGCAAGTATGGACACGCTTTAACGGCATCACTAATTTCAGCAGCGTACCATCCCCCAAGGAGCTGTATAAGTACAACGCAAAAGGCATCCAAGTCCGTGAAGGCAAAAACACGAGCTACGCATTCCGCGTATCGTTCTTTGCACTTGATGTACGCCCGGCCAACGCAGAGCAGTTCTACACGCTGAACAAGAACGACGGATTCGTAAACCTCGCTGTGTTTGCGGTTAAAGGCTCAACACCGCAGGACATATTCAGCTTTATACGGATTAAGCACCCGTCAGAGTCCATGTACGAGTTTAGGTTGCGCCCCTTCAACAGTGCAATCATCTCGCAGCAAGGTGATGGCAACTACGACGTATTCGAACTGCATGGTGCGCATTCCCCGTATAGCGAATCTACGGTTGACACCTACATGGGCCTATTTACCGTAGGCGGGCGTGGTCGGTATATCCGTCCACGGGATTACTTCACGCACCGCCAGATGGTTGCGCAGCCGGAAGAGCTGAATAATCTTGTCTACGGCGAATGGGTGCCGGCCGAAAAATTTACGCTTCAATTTGTAAACGCTTACAAAGCCGAAGACAACACCGTAGCCGACTGGCGCACTGTAAGTAATATCATGTCCATCGCAGCTGGTGTGGATCCTTATTTTGATAGCAAGCCAGCAGGCTACACGCACACATTTACCACATGGAGCTACGACGCTGAACTGCCTACACGGCAGATCACGATGCGCGTCACACTACGTGCATTCCAACGCGCAGTAAGCGGCACTGACCGCAACATGTGGTGGGAGATTATCAACACCGAGTCCTACAGCTACACGGGCACATGGACCGATGGCGAGGTGTTCTACAAAAACGCCACAAGCGGCGCTGGCGTCAAATACCGCTTTGCGTATCGCGTGCTGCGCCCGACCACTTACGTCGAATACGACAAGCCCCGCCGCTCCACACGAGTGTGGGAATACTACAGCGGCATCGCCGAAGTATCCCACTATGGCGACCTAATCACCCGCAGCTGCGATAACGGTCCCGAGCACGAGGTCGTCTACGTCAACGAAAGCGTTGCCGAAGACAGAGCTGTTACTTACAAAAACTGCGCAACAGTTGGCATCAAGTTGCAGTCAAGCAACAACTTCTCAGCGCTGGATCAGCTGCGCTGCTATGTCGGCAATGGCATCGAGGTTGAACGACTTGTCGATGGCGGCACCGGCTCCAGCAACTTGCTTACCGATCTGCTCTGGTATCTGGGCACAAACACAGACACCGGTGCTGGCGCTGTGATCAACAGCAGCCTGCTGGACCGGGATCAGCTCATTGCTACGGGTCGTTACCTGCGCACCAACAAGCTGCTCTTTGACGATGTGATCGCCGAACCAGCCAACCTACGCAGTTGGCTGGCGGAGAAGGCACCATCAATGCTGTGCTTCATCGCAATCAAAAACGGCCTGCTCAGCATCAACCCTGCACTGCCGATCAACGACAACGACGAGATCGCCAACATCCCGGTGCCGATCAGCGCCATGTTCACTGACGGCAACATAATTGAGGGCAGCCTCAACATCGAATGGCTGGAACTGGAAGAACGCCAAATGTTCCAAGCGGCTGTGATCTACCGCCGCAATCCGTACAACAAACTGCCTCAGCAAGAAACTATCGTCGTTCGATACGACGAAGCCGATGCCGACGCACTGCCGCTTGAAGAGTTCGACCTGCCACACATTACAAGTCTTGGGCACGCCGAAAAAGCTGCTAAGTATTTCCTAGCGATACGCAAGCACGTCACCCATACAATTAGCTTCCAAACCCTGCCGTATGGCGTGGCCCTAGCGCCTGGCGACTACATCCGCGTTGCGGTCCAGCAAAGCCCTTACAGCCCCGCCAACAATGGCATCATCCTCGAAGACGGCAGCGTCGTAAGCGTTAGCCCGATGGCAGATGGGGACTACGCCGTGTACTACTGGGACCGCAGCCAAGCAGATACCGACGAAGGCACACTAAAAATTAGCAACGGCATTGCAACCAACATGCGCAATACCGTCTTCTCGGTCAAAAACACGCAGTCAAGCAGCCAGGTGTATCAGGTCGAGGCGATCGACCTCAACGAGGACGGTATCGTAGGAATTAAGGCGAGCAGCTTCCCGGTGGATAGCCAAGGCCGTAGTCTGATCGCTGCCGACGTGCTTAGCGATACTGCGTTTGAGATCATCGGACAGGGTGCAAGCTGATGCCATTCCCAACACTGGAGCCAACCAGCCGTAGCTTCGGCACTGGCGACTACCCCGTCAAGACGTTCAAGGCCCAGTCAGGAGCCGAAGTTCGCATCCTGTACGGCAGCAAGCGCACCGGCATGACCATCGACCTGGCCTACGACAACATTCTCGACACCGACGCCGAGGATTTCGTGTCCCACTTTGACGAGGTGCTTGGCACCTACGCCACATTTACCCTGCCCACACCGTTGCTAGCAGGCTGGTCCGGTGCAGCTGCTGCACTAACGGCTGATGGCACGGGCAATCAATGGCGATACGCAGAGGCACCTGCAATCACCAATGTTCGCCCAGGCCGCAGCAGCGTTCAAATAAAGCTGGTCGGCGCTCTCTAGACTGCCTGCAGGAGGTTGAACCATGGCTAAGGTCTACACCGGTAGAGAGGGGCGGCTGCTTCTTGGCGGCACCACCTTAGTCAAGGTGACGAGCTGGCAGCTGCAGGCCGACCTCGAACTGCTGGAGACGACCAGCCTCGCAGACAACCGCCGAACCTTTGCCCCTGGCGTGCTGTCCTACACCGGCAGCGCGAACCTTATCTACTACAAGGAAAACGACGGCAACATTCCCGTAAGCGCACTGCTGACAAAATTAGTAAACACAAATACCTCCGGTGCTACGGAAGCCGACGCAGTTACGCTTACGCTCCGCTTAGCGGATGGGTCTGACATGAATGACGTTACATTAACCGCCTACATCAACAACGCACAATTTGGAGCTTCTGTAGGCGAAATCGTGTCAGCGCAGGTTAGCTTCCAGGCAACCGGCGATCTCACTACCGTGACGGTCTAATGGCAATATACCTTGGTACGTTCGGTAGAGTCACGCTACGCCGTAAATCGGACCAAGGCGCCTTACTGTCTGTCGTCAACTCATCCGACGTAAACACGGTACGAAAAAGATTCTCCTTCGACTTCGATACCGGCTTCCTACTAACCGGCGATCAGATCGAGATCACGAGCACAAACGGTGCGACGCTTGATTGGGTTAGCACTGCAGGATGGAGCAACGGAGTAAAGCAGTCCAACGGTAAGTGGTTTGTAAATGTCGATGACATCGGCAGCATCAGGCTGTACTCAACCTTTGCCAACGCAGTCAACGGCGGCAGCGTGAACGCAATCGCGTTAGACGCACTTGCCACGGAAGTTCCAATCAAGGTAGCAGTTACAAACACAAAAAACCGCATACTCGGTGCAATTACTAACTACGAATTGAACACGCAGCGAGAAGCGGTCGATGTCACAGCGCTGTCGGACCAGTTCCGCTCGCAGTGGTCATCGCTGATGTCCGGCTCTGGCCGCATCAGCTGTCAATGGGACTACGTGGACTGCTGCGGCGGCGGCGAATATGAGGTAGCACAGTACCTCTTACAACTAGCGCTACGCACAGAGGTAGGCAGCGAATTTAACGCTCAACTTTTCTTAAAAACGGACCAGTACAATCCCAGCGGCATTGCCGGTCAAGCTGACGATCAGATCTGGTACGAGATCGACGGCATAATAACCGGCTCAGCAATGCAATTCGCTCCCGGTACTATCGTTGAAATGACCGCTGAATTTATCACGACAGGACCGATCCGCCTCAAGGTAAAAACTGTTCCAGATTACAAGGTGCTGCAGGAGAATACGTCTAGCATCCTCTTGGATCAGGATCCCTCTGCTAGCCTGCTACAAGAGGTTGACGGGTAACTCGCTGGTGTGACATGGCTGATCTAAGGATTTCAGAACTAGCAGCCTTAGTCGGCGCCGACCTGGCCGCCGGCGACTTGTTGCCTATCGTCGATCTCTCGGCCAGCGAGACAAAAAAGATCACCGTCACCGACTTTCTTGGTAACGCGGTTACTTTAGTTGCCGACAGCAGCATACCCAGTGGCAAAATCGTTTTCAACAATAATACTATATCGGGTGCTGCACTAATAAGCGGCAGTGTCACACCTACACAACTGGCTGACGATGCTGTAACCGCCGCCAAGATGGCGGATTCGTCGTCTGTTCAATTTGTCGCCACACTTCCAGCAAGTGGCGCATTTATCGGGCAGCTTGCAGTAGATATTGCAACCCTCGCCACCTACGCCTGGAACGGCAGCACTTGGCAGTCAATCAAAGCCGCAGGTTCCATCAACACTGTAGTTGGTGGATCGACCGGTATCGTTAATATCACTGTCACACAGACAGGTGATGCAGTAACGATCAACACAACGCTAGATAATACAACCGCTGCTGCACAGTTCCTTGCCGGACCATCTGGTAGCGCTGGCGCGGTGTCTTATCGCTTGATTGCTGCCGCAGACCTTCCTACCGCTACATCTGCCGCCAAAGGTGCCGTGCGTGTCAGCGGCTCTGGTCTGACCATGAGCGGCGACCAGCTGCAGATCAACAACACCGTTGCAGCCAACACCTCCGTCTATCACCTCGTCCGCTACGACGCCAACGGCCTTGTCACCGGCGGACGTCTTATCACATCTGGCGACCTGCCAGCAGCTGCTGCCGGCTCGCTTGGTGCGGTCTACCCAGGCAGTGGCCTCAGCGTTAGCACCGGCGGCCAACTCAACCACAGCAACGCCGCAACGGCTGGCACGTACACCAAGGTCACAATCGACGGCCAAGGGCATGTCACAACAGGCAGCAGCCTGCAAGCAGCTGACATTCCAAACCTCGATACATCCGTTTTAACCAGTGGTCAACTGCCGACCGATCGCATCGCCAATGACGCTGTAACTGGCGCCAAGCTGGCCAACAGCAGCGTCACCCAATTCGGCGGCCCTGGCAGCACCTCTGGCATCACGACCTTCCCAGTTGCAGAGTTTACCGGTCAATACTTCTTCGACAGGATCAACGGCGACCTGTACCTGTGGGATAGCAACGCTTGGCAGCCGATTACGATCACAAGCGGCGAGATTATCTTCGCTGGTACGTTTAACGCCAGCCTTGGTGGCGGTGTCGGACAGATTGCATCTGTAACAGCAGCTGGCTCTGCACTCGGCCTGACAGTAGGCGGCGCACTGCCTGCTGCATCGGCAAACAACAATCGCTATTACGTTGTCGTCAGCGTCAACGGCACCATTACAAGCGGTAACGCACCATCCGGTGCGCTAGCTGCGCCTGACATGATCTTGTCAAATGGCACGGCATGGCAGCTGGTCAAGGTGTCAACAACCGTCGCTGGCGTCTCGCAAGCAAGCGGTGTCACAGTTACACCCACCGGCAACATCTCATCCAACAACGTTCAGTCCGCACTGGCTGAACTTGACAGCGAAAAACTTGCCGTAGCAGGTGGCACAATTACCGGCGAGGTGCTGATCGGCCCGACTGGTGCGTTGGCATTCGAGGGTGCAACAACCAACGCGTTCCAGACGTACATCACCGTCACCGATCCAACCACAGCGGATCGCACAATCACGCTGCCGGATCGGAGTGGAACGGTCATCACCACTGGCGACACCGGCACCGTCACCAACACAATGCTGGCCGGCAGCATTGCACTGAGCAAGCTGGTCGCACTGACCAGCGGCAACATTATCGTCGGCAGCGCGGGTAACGTCGCTACAGCCGTTGCAGTTAGCGGCGACGTAACAATCAGCAACGCAGGCGTTGTTGACATTGCTGCTGGCGCGATTCTGAACGCCGACATCAACGCGAGCGCTGCCATTGCATTCAGCAAGCTCGCACCGCTCAACAGCGGCTCCATTTTGGTCGGCAACGTCAGCAACGTCGCCACTGCTGTCATACCAACTGGTGACGTAACAATCACCAACGCAGGTGTCACATCCGTTATTGCTGGCTCAACAACAACTGCCGGCAAGCTACAACTCACCGATAGCATCGCAAGCACCAGCACCACAACAGCAGCAACACCTGCTGCAGTTAAAACAGCCTACGACCTAGCCAACGCCGCACTGCCAAAAGCTGGTGGCACCATGACCGGTGCAATCACATTCGCAGCAGGACAAACAATTTCCGGCTACGCCGCACTGGCGACTGCGCAGACATTCACCGCTGCTCAACGTGGTACGGTTTCGGCACTAACGAGCGCGGCAACAGTTACGCCCGACTTTGCAGTAGCTAACAACTTCAGCCTCACACTGGGCTCAGCAGTGACGCTGGCAAACCCAACTAACTTGACTGCAGGCCAGAGTGGTGCAATCGTAATTACGCAGAATGCTACAACTCCATATACTGTGGCCTACGGCACGGCCTGGAAATTCTCGGGTGGTACGCCCACGATGAGCACTGGACTTGGTAGTGTCTCCACGTTAGTTTACTATGTCGAGTCGGCAACTCGCATCACCGCCCAACTTCTTGCTAACGTAGCATGATTCCTGGAAACTCCAATCCACTACTGGCTTTCAGGGGACAGTCGTACCAGGTCAGTAGAAGTTTGCGGTTTAACTCGGCCGATTCGGCCTACCTATCTAGAACGCCAAGCGTAGCTGGTAATAGAAGAACTTGGACGTGGAGCGGGTGGCTAAAGAACATAGACGGAGGACGGGATATTGTGGTGTTCAATGCGGGGCCGCTTACAACAGATAGAACAGGTCTGGGATTTACTCCCCAGAATCAATTAGCCGTTTACTTTAACGATGGTTCTTATAGGGGAGTAACTACAACACTATTTCGTGATTACACAGCGTGGTTTCATGTTGTACTTTCCGTGGACACCACTCAAGCCGTATCGACGGATAGGATCCGTGTATGGGTAAATGGAGTGCAGCAAACGCTGACAACCGTTGGCACAATCCCAGCTTTGAACGCACAAGGCTATGTAAATGCCGCCGCTGAGCACAGAGTTGGAAGAGATGTAGCAAATAATACATACAATGTCAATGGCTACATTGCTGAGGTTCACTTTGTAGATGGTCAAGCACTGACACCTAGCAGCTTCGGGCAGTTAGATGCGTACGGTGAATGGCAGCCTATCTCTTACGTGGGCACTTATGGCACCAACGGGTTTAAGCTAAACTTTAGTGATAATTCCGCCGCAACAGCAACAACACTTGGTAAAGATCAAGCAGGAACAAATAACTGGACCCCGGTAAATCTTAGCGTCACAGCCGGTGCAGGTAACGATAGCTATGTGGATAGCCCAACCAGCTACGGTACAGATACTGGAATTGGCGGTGAAGTAAGGGGAAACTACGCGATTCTTAATCCTTTACACGCTTATTTGGCGACGACAACAAATGGTAGTCTCGATTGCACAACTAGTACTGGCTGGATCGGGTCGACACACCATGTATCGACGGGTAAATGGTACGCAGAGTTCACAGTTGTAAATGCCAACCTTGCGCAGATGTTCGGTGTATGCACCTCGGCACATAACGTAACGACGCGTCCTTGGGGAACTGCTGGCGCTCCAGGGGTAACATATTACGTTCTTGACGGTCGCGTTTATGTAAACGGTTCCGTTGTGGCTACTGTAGGCGGAGCAGCAGTCGGAAACATTATTTCTATAGCGTTTGACGCGGATACTAGATCCGTAGTTATCAGAAAAAATAACGTCACTATTACAACTCAGACAATAGGAGTGGCCAGCTCTTATATGTTCTACGTTTCAGATGGCGGTACTAGCTCAACTGCTACCGTTAATTTTGGGCAACGCCCGTTTACCTATACTGCCCCAAGCGGCTTCAAGGCATTATGTGACACCAGTTTAGATACGGGCACCGTTGCAACAAGTGGAACTTTTACTGGTAATGCAAACGCTAATGGGCCGTTTGTATTACTGAACGGTGTTCCTACTGCCATGACAATTAACGGCAATGCCGTAACTTTTGGCACACATGCAGATAAATTGGCCAACGGCTTCAAGCTGCGCACCAGCAGTTTGGCCTATAACACCAGTGGCAATAACACGTACTCTGTTACTACCACTGGCACTCAGTTCAAGTACGCACGCGCTCAACTCAACCCCTGAGGCAACATGGCTAGCTACCAACTCCCTGATGGCCGTACCGTCTCCGACGACATGGCCTTTACGCTGGACGAAATCCAGTACCCGAGCAACTGGTTGCTTCTTTCTACCGCAAAGGATCGGGAAAGTTTAGGCATCACCGCACTGGCAGAACCTACCTGGTACGACCAGCGTTTTTACTGGGCCCCTAATGATCCCAAGGATCACGCTCAGTTGGTGGAAGAATACGTGGCTCACGTAAGGCGCAACGCTAGCTCGCTACTTAGCGACACAGATTGGATGCTAATCCGAGAAGTAGATGATGGAACGCAAGTGCCAGCAGACATTAAGGCGTGGCGCCAGCAGATTCGCGTAACCGCTAGTGAAAAAATTAAGTCTATCACTACCACACAAGACACAGCTAAGTTGGCCTCATACATAACCAGCGGCACGTACAGTGCATGGCCTGTTAAGCCTATTGCCGGTACAGGCGCATAGGTATGATTGCAACTTTTCTTCTATCGGCACTACTGCTAATGGGCTACTGCCTCTTAGCAATCAACCCACGCACTGACGACTGATGGCCGCTAAGTCCAAGACCGCACTGGGACGCGTCGAGCACAAGCCAGGCAAACCCAAGCGCACGCGCCAAGGGCAGGGGCAGCACAGCCTGCCCAACCACGGCCGCAAAAAACTGCGCGGCCAGGGTAAGTAGTAGTTCTCAGCGCTTGGTAGAGCAGGCGATGCACCTAGAAGTTGCGTGCCCCCCGGTTTAGTCTGGAGACAAGACACGCCTTCCGTATGGCTGCCCCTACACCCGAATCGGTCACGACCATTGTTGCCAGTCTGCTGGCCGGTTCCGAGATCCTGAGCCTTGTGCCCGGCGTTCGCGCCAATGGCTGGGTCCAGCTGATCCTCTCAGCAATGCGTGGCATTGCCTCTCGCAGGCGCTGAAACAATGGGCGAGCCAACACACGGTGAGATTCTCCGCGCTATAGGTGTGCTTGAAGGTCAGCTCAAGCAGCTCCTCGATGCCGCAATCTCCGACAAAGGCGAGCGCAGCTCTCTCGGCGCTCGCATAGGCCGCTTGGAGACACGCATGGCACAAGTCGTGATCCTAGCCGTTGTGGCCGCCATGCTCAGCCCCATCATCTGGTCCGAAATCAAAGGAGCATTTGCTGACCGCCAGGCCGTTCCACAGCATCTTCAACGCCCATGACATTCAATCCAGTTCGCCTTGCCGACCTCTTTAAGTATTACAGAGGCCTACCCCACCAATTAGCCGCAATAAGCGAACTGGAAGACGCACTCAACGCAGCCGCACCTGCGCTACTAAGTAAGGAGCAGGCGTGGTTCAAAACGTGGAGCACTGTCGGTAAGCAAACGGATCTCGCACCAGCGCTCCAGCTGATCAAGGAGTTTGAGGGCTGCCGGCTCAGCGCCTACCCCGACCCCCTTAGCGGCGCCGAGCCCTGGACAATCGGCTACGGCACCACCCGCTACTCCGCAGGCACACCAGTCAAACGCGGCGACAAGATCAACGTCATCGAAGCAGACATGCTGCTCCGCCTGGAGGTGGACCGCATCGCCCAGCAGCTCCGCGCCATCCCGAACTGGAACGCCATGAGCGATGCTCAGCGTTCCGCCCTCGTCAGCTTCGCCTACAACCTCGGCGACTTCTACGGGCGCACCGACTTCGAGACCATCAGCGCCGCCCTGCGCGACAAGAACTGGGCCGCTGTTCCCGCAGCAATGCTGCTCTACCGCAACCCTGGGACGCCCGTCGAAGCCGGACTGGCCCGCCGTCGCAGGGCCGAAGGCGAACTGTGGTTAAGCGGCATGGTTCCGCAGCTGCAGCAAGATAAGGTGCAAGACTCGAAGCCACAGCAATCGAAGCCGCAAGAACAGCAGCCGCAGCAGGGCATCTTACTTCGCGTCCCTTACGAGGCGCAAAACGACAACAGCTCCGGCACCGGTTATCGCGAGTGTTTCAGCTCCAGCGCCGCTATGGCGGCACGCTTCTACGGCAAAGTAAGTAGCGATGACGCCTACAACAAGATTCGCGCTAAGTTCGGTGATACAACTGATTCACAGGCACAAGTAAAAGCCCTGCAAAGCCTCGGCCTAGAGGCGCGACTCCGCACCAACTGTAATGCTGCCTTCTTGGAGGCCGAATTACGTGCAGGCAGGCCTATTATGGTCGGCTGGCTGCACAAAGGCCCGATCACCGCCCCGACAGGCGGAGGGCACTGGAGCGTAGTCATCGGCTGCACATCTGCCGCGTTTATCCACAACGATCCGAACGGAGAGGCAGACCTAATCAACGGCGGCTATGTCAACCACAGCAAAGGCGCCGGCATCGCCTACAGCCGCAAAAACTGGCTCCGCCGCTGGGAAGCAGACGGCGCCAACACAGGCTGGGCACTACTCGTAAGCCCTAAGTCCTAAGCCGCTAACTGGCTAAGCGGTTAGGATACGGTATTGCAAACACTGCACAGCTTATGAAACAGTACGTTCTGGAGATTGAGTACACGATTGTGGTTGAGAGCGAGGAAGAGGATCCAGAAGAGGTCAGCCACGACTTCGCGGCACGACTAACCGAGCTAGCACCGTCTAACGATCACATCCTCGGCCTTTCGGTCAACGTCCTGCCAATCCCCGAATTGCGTGGATCATCAGATTGATGGCTCCTCTCTCATCCCCAAACGAAGTGCAAAGCAACGATTCAGGCAGCAGATATTTGACGCATGGCAGCATCGCTGCGCCTATTGTGGTGAATCTGCTGACACCCTGGATCATGTAAAGCCCCGACACAAGGGCGGCAACACCGTTACAAGCAATCTCGTTCCAGCGTGCCGTGAGTGCAACCGTAGTAAGGGCAGCGAGGACTGGTACGCCTGGTACGCAGCACGTCCAACTTGGAGTGCAGAGCGTGCGAGCAGAATCCAAAGGTGGATAAGCGAGTAGGCTGGCTTAGCAGTACCGCATCCATGTCTAGTAACGAGTCAGAAGCACAGCACTGGTTAGTGCCGGAACTCGATCTACAGACGCAACTGCGTCAGGAGCTGGACCGCCGCACAGCCGCACGCCTAAGCCGCGACGAATTATTAGAACTTGTAGATAAGCTGATTGTCGATTGGTATCACCACAATAAGCTAATAGACAACCTCTTAGGACGTGTACGTCGTATGGAGGTAGACCTAGTGCTTAGGGATGCTAAGCCGAGTACAGCAGAGCCTGCCGACGAATACTACGAATGGGTCAGGGAGATGTTCCCCGACATCTAAGCATCGCTGTTTAACCAAAAAGCTGCACAGTCCTTAGCGTGCTTACCTCCGCTTCGCTTTCCCTCAGGAAAACCTAAGCTGCACGCACCATCTACAAAGTGCCAGTGTATGCACTGCGGACATCTAACCTTACCGGTAGTTACAACACGAGCATCTGCATAAAGCTGCTCCGCCTCCATAAGAGCAAGCTCAAGCTCAGTTCCACGTAGTGGAAGCTCGATGACCCCTTGCTTCGTCTTAAGGCGGAGCAGCCACCCCTCATCTTGGGGGATCAGCACCATCCTCCCCGAGTGGTATCGCAGCGATGGCATCCTTCAACTGTCCTAGCGTCCCATTATTGGTAATGTACCTAGAAAAATGCGGCCACGCATCTAAGCCACCTTCAGATGCGTGCGTGCTTAGATTCGCCACACCCTCCCGCTGAACCCTCCACACATCTCCACCAAGGCTGCGCAGTAACTCAGCTTCATTCTCAAACCGCACATCATCAACAACCACACGCTCATACCGACTGGCCCGCGCTCTCCACACCTTCAACCACACATCTGGCGATATACACTGCCTCCCCCACTCCGTGCCGAGTGTCTGCAGGAGGTGGCGCGACGACACCCCCAACTCCTCCAGCACCTCCTCCTTGTCCTCATGCAGCAGCCACCTCACCTCTCCCGGTGTACGCCCCATCTCAACCAACAGCGCACCTACCATTAGCTTCAACGGCTCAGCAAACGGCACACGCACAAACCCACGCAACTCCAACTCCCTGCTTACCGTCGACTTACCGCTCTGTGCAGCAGACGAATAAAGGCCAATCAACTTAATCATGCAAACCTCGCATGTCTGAGTTTAAGACGCATTTTATTATGCGCCACCTGTACGCGCTGCCGAACACACTCCCTCGATACACCATCCTCTTTAGCAATACTAGATAGCGTCATCGGTTCTGCTGTCTCTAGCCCGTAGCGTCTGCTGATGGTATGCAGTTCTTCCTGACTCAAACAGTCAAGCGCAATTCCTAACATCGCTTCCTTTTCGTCCCTTTCCATGCAGTCGATCTGCCTATCAGTCGCCTCCGCATCCGAAATCATGTCCAAAATGGAGTTCCCTGTGTCGGCCACCAGCTCATCCAGGCTGCGGTGCCACGCATTCCGCGCCAGCAACAACTGCAGGTGATTAACGTCAATGTCTGTCGCTTCCGCAAGCACCTCTAAGGTGGGGTACTTACCGTGCAGCTGCACATACTCTTTCTGGTAGCGCACAACCTTATACACCTTATCCAGCCCGTGCTGCGGAACGCGAATAAGCCGCTCTTTAGTGTCTATGCCGCGTGTTATCGCCTGCCTAACCCACCAATAAGCGTAAGTGCTAAACTTATAGCCTTTGGTGCCGTCAAACAATTCAACGGCTCGCGTGAGTCCTAGGGCACCCTCCTGCACTAGGTCCATAAGCTCCATACCATTGCCATTTAGTCGTCGCGTATATTGCTTGGCAACAGTGACTACAAGCCGCAAGTTGCAGTTGATCAGCTTACGGGTGGCACGCTCCCCAACCCTAAGTATGCGCTTCTCCTCTACGGTCGGATCCTCTTTACCGAGCAGAGGCTTAGCCGCGTTGATCTGACGCGACAGTTGAATTTCCTGCTCAGCGGTGAGCAGCGGGTAGCGTCCAATCTCGTTTAGGTACTGCTTAAAAGAATCAGTCACGGGTGTGTAGGTGGATAAGGGGTGTAGGTAAGCGCGAGCTTACGACGGTGCGGTAGGGCTTTGGTCGATGAGTTTCACAGCGCGGCGCCTGCCGCACCGCTCTACCCACCGAAACGTACCAGGGGGCAGCAGCACCTCGACCGCCTGGATCGTGTACCACCGATGCTCACACGCATGACAGCGCCTGCGTCTAACGATCTGCCCCTCTGTAGCGTACGCAGTCGTAACCACAGTAACGCGAGCAGCTGCACATTTAGGACAATTCACAATGCTAAATTACCGTTTTAGTGTTGAATTGAGGGTCGGATTCATCAAGGGCATG